TTGTAGACCTTGACAGAACCAATCCTCTTATTAGATTAACTGAGTGTCAGTACAGCTTGATGACAGATGACGAAGAGATAGAAGAATGGATAGCTACAAAACCTTATCCTTTCTACAACTTCTATATGAACCATGAAGATACTTTCTTAGATCATTTAGAAAGGCGAGGTAGGCTTAAGGCTGTTTACAAAGATCTTAGCCTGGATGCCTTTGCATACGCAGACGAGTATCCTGTGACACCTAGAAGAATACCTTGGTACATCGTAATAATACCTACGGACAGAAATGCTCTAATGTCGTCTACAGGAAAGTCTAGACTCATAGATTATCACACAAGAGTAATAAACTATCAGGTAAGCCCAGTCACATCTAGGTATAAGCAGAACTGGAACCCTGTCCTGTTAGATGAGGAGCCTGGAGAATACCTTGTAGATACTCGAACTGACAGATCTTTCTACGATTCTTATACATTCAAGTTCAATCCAGATAAACTCAAGTCTGAGATTCAACAATATAAGAGAGGATACGAACCTCTACCAAGAAGACCTCCTTCCAGCAGAGCTTTGTTTACAGCCATTAGAGAATCTATTGAAGCTGGAGATGAGTTTGTAGAGAGGAATAGCAAGACTATATCTTGGGGCTCTGTATACAAGAGAATGTCTAAGAAAGATAAGAAATCTATAGCTCTAGTAGAATCACTTAACTTCTCAAACTTAAGAACAAAACTTCTTGAAGGAAAGATAAGTAGAAATGATACCATAAACTCTGAACTAGGCAAGGTGGTCGAGTCTGGAAAACTAAATATTACAAATATAGCTTCATTTGATCCAAAGGTTGTAGCTGCTAAAAAGCTACAAGTAGATCCAGAAGCTATAGCAACACCAGAATTAATAGAATAATGCCAGCAATTTTAGCAGTGGGAGATTTCGCAGACACTTGTGTAGCGGAAATAATCGGTACAGGATCAATAACTATAGGCGGTATAGCTTTAGGTGCTCCTCCTATAGCAGAACACGAACATGCAGGTGGTGTAGGTGGACTCTATGACTGCGTATCTGTGGCTGAAGAAGGTGGTCTGGTAGGAGTTGAAGCTGAGGGTCAGAGTGTTTATGCCATAGGGACCTTTGCCGACTGCGGTACTCATTCATATGAAAGAAACATAGCTACGCCTCCAAATGTATTACCTTTGTTAGAGCGAGTGACGATAGGTGAATAAGAAAAAACACTAAAAATCATCAGTTAAATTTAATCACCTATACATACATACAGACGGTAATACCGTCAGGAGTTTATTATGAACAGAGATCAATTAAGAGAAGCCGTACTTGGCACCGCAGCCTGGAAGAAGGCTGGTTTTATCACTGAGTCCGCTGCTCCTGTTAAGGAAGCAGAAGTAATCGAAGAGGCCAAGGAAGCAGAAGCTCCTGAGGCTCACACCTGCCCTCTCTGCGAGTCCACCCTTGAGGGTGAGCTTTCTGACGAGGTTCTCCTTGAGCACGCCTCACAAATGTTAGGCGTCTTTGAGGAAGCAGAGCAACTACTCGCTGAGGCTGAAGAAGCTGAAGAGGGTGATGTCATCGAAGAAGACGAGGAGTTCGAGGAAGTCGATCTTCTTGAGGGCATTGATGACGAAGACCTTGAAGAAGTTGTAGAGCTTATCGAAGCCTACAAGTCTAAGAAAATGAAGTCCAAGAAGAAGAAAATGGACATGGACGGCGAAGCCTGCTGACCTAAAAAATAATCATGGCTTCTCTTAAGGAAACAGGTTTGGGGATTGGTGATTTTGCTCTTAATTTATTAGAGCAAGAGAAGACTAATCCTCAACCTGTTTCTCACAAAGCTCCCGTGAGGGGCGATGTACCAGACATAGAGAACATTAAAGTTCTTCAAGAAGATGTTAATGCAGTTCTCTCTACATCATTTGGAGTAGAGACTAAGCCTCAACCTAAAAGAAATCTTGAAGAAGAGAGAAAGCAGCACCTTAAGGAGCAGATACAGGTCAAGATAAATGAACTGAAAGAGCTTCTTAATGAGCTTGGGATAGGGACTGGTGTAGGTAATATCGGTATTAATTTTGCTGGAGGCAGAAATGTTAATAGATCTAGTGGAAAGCCTAAACGCTACAGAGCTACACGAAAAAAAGACTGAAAGATATCCTCAAGGTAGAGGTAGTTATCGTAGGAGTGATAAGGTCACTACGAGAAAGTCTAAAGTTCCTATTTATAAAACTATTAAAGATGCCTTATCAAAAACATCTGCTGGAACTATCTTCTCTACCAAAGGTTCCTACAGGATGTATGTGACCACGGCTGGGGGTTGGGGTAGCAGTAAGCAACAGAGAGTAGGTGGAAAGACCGCCAAGGGGTTCACGCCTGGAAGCTCTACTCCTAGCTCCGATTGGAAGAGTATCAGAAGCCACGCAGCAAGAACAAAAGCAAAGCATGGCTCTACTAAATCAAAGGCAGCCGAGGTTAGAAAAGATCGTAGAGAAAAAGATAAACCAAAGAAGTATTCGGCCAAGGCCAAAAGGAGAATGTGATGCTACTAGAAGATGTTTTTATTATTGAAAAATTACAGGTCCTCAACGAGGGTAAGAACGGAACTATGAAAGTCCGTGGCGTTTTCCAGCGTGCAGACGAGGAGAACAACAACGGTCGTATCTATCCAAAGGCTCTCCTTGAGCGTGAGATAGAGAAGCTTTGTGAGTCCATGAAAGGCCGTCGCCTCATGGGTGAGCTTGATCACCCACAGCACGATAGCGTCAAGCTCTCCAATGTCTCTCACCTTATCACCAAGCTAGATGTCAAGGGCAACGAGATCATAGGTGAGGCTGAGATTCTGGATACTCCTATGGGCAAGGTAGCCAAAGCTCTTATTGAAGGTGGCGTTCAAATCGGTATCTCCTCTAGAGGTATGGGCACCTTATCAGAAGCTTCTGATGGTAAGAAATATGTCAACGAGGACTTCCGCCTTATCACCTGGGACCTCGTAGCAGACCCTTCTACCCGTGGTGCCTTCCCCACCCTTGCCGAAAGCACCGAACTTAACAGCAAGCTTGCTAACGAGATTCTAGAGTCTGTATTACCTAAGGTCACAAAGCAGAAGGTCTTCAGCACCATGCTATCAGATCGTCTTGATGAGGCACTTAAGGGTAGACAGCATGTCTTGGATAAAAATAAGAATGGAAAACTAGACTCTCAAGACTTTAAGATGCTTAGAGGCAAGAAAAAAAGACAAGACTCCTCAAGAGTATTCCCTCGTCTAGGTGATATCCTTTCTGAAACTGAAGAGGCAGAAGGATCAAGAACAACTAAGCCACGCAGAGGTCCTACTAAAACATCTAAGTCTGAAAGAGATCCTAATGTCTCTGCTTCTGAAAGAAGGATAAATAAAAAGTATTACAAGCAAAAACCTGAGGCTGCTGCAAGGTATGAAAGACTTAAAAGAAAACTTCATACCATGCTTGGTAGTTGAGAAAAAATAGTAAAAAACGAACTAGTCTATAATAAGACTATAGATAACAATAGATTGGAGTACAATCATGGATAAAAAGAAAATAGATGACATCGCTCAGTTGCTTCCTGAGGGCATCACCGAAGAGACGGTAGTTGAAATCGCTGGTGTAATGACGGAGCTAATCGAGCAAAGAGTACAAGAGGAAGTTGGCGAATTAACTGATAAGGTTTTCGCTTACCTATCCATGAAGCGTCAGCAGATTCAAGAGGCAGCCCTTGAGGAGCTTCATGAGTCCAACGATGTTTACCGTGACGCACAAAGATTCCGCGAGCTAATGGGGTTCATGGCTGTTGAGTTCCGCCCTGAGCACATTGACGCAGAGAGCGAGAGAAGATTGTCTGAGGCTACTAACCTAGTAGAGGACAATGAAATTCTTGCCCGTGAACTTTCTGATTCACTAAGAGAGCAAGAGCGTCTTGCCAAAACAATTCAACTGCTAGAGTCTAAGGTCGCCAAGCGCGAGAGTGAAATTTCATCTCTCACTGAAAGCGTCCATGCTTTAGCGGAAGAAAAGGAGGCTATGCTGTTCGAGTCTACCGAGCAGGCTGTAGTCATTACTAAAAATGTAGACGAAGAGGTTGAGGATGAACAACTGGAAAGCATCGGAAATCAGTTCTTAACCGAAGAAATGCTCAAGTTAATGAAGTGAGCATAAACTTTAAGGAGTTGTAGTTATGGATATTATGGAAATGGGTGCCAGTGATGACCTCGTACAAAAGTGGGGTCCCGCATTAGACGGCATCGAAAGTGATTATACCAAGAGAATGACTGCACAGCTTCTGGAGAACCAACTTAAGTCAGTTCAGAACGAGCAGCGTCAAGATGAAGCCGCTATCGGTACTGGTACTACTACTGTTGGTAGCCTCGGCACTTTCCAGAAGTTTGCATTCCCTCTCGTTCGTCGGGTATTCCCCGAACTTATCGCCAACAGCCTCGTTGGTGTTCAGCCTATGAGCGGTCCCGTCTCACAGGTCTTCTACCTTGGTTCTTCCAGAGCCTACGGCAGCACCAAGCAGTACCTCTACAGTAAGTACCAGATTACTTACAGAGGTCTTACTACTGGTGAGCCTCAGTTCTATGGTGATACCAGCACTGTGGATGAAATCGTAGCTGACGGTACTGTCGATTCTCAGTCCATTGGTGCTTCTGCACTAAGTGCTACCTTCCGTGACGGTAGCAACATGGCCTCTGCCATTGCTAACTGGCCCCTTGCTCAGTACGCTCAAGGCTGGTCAGTATCTGCTGGCGAGCGCATGACTGGCACTGGTATTCCAGAGGTCACTCTCCAGATCGAGCAACAGCCTGTTGTCGCACGCACCAAGAAAATGCGTGCTCTCTGGACTCTCGAAGCTTCTCAGGACCTCAAGGCTTACCACAACCTTGACCTTGAGCGCGAACTTACCGACATCCTTGGTAAGGAGATTCGTCTAGAGGTTGATCGTGAGCTTATCGAGAACCTTCGTGGTATTGCTTACGATCTTACTGGTACCGATCCTGACGGTGATCTTTTCCAGTACAACATGCTTGATCAAGGCACCAACCAGAAAGGTCTTGGTCAGTTCAACGGTGTTAACAACGACTCCAACTTCAGCGGATTCCTTTTCGATTCCACTGGTCAAGAGATGGCTCTTCCTGGCGTTGCAGGAAACAACAAGAATGTCTGGTTAGTAGACCTCGGTACTACCTCACTAGGATTCGCTCCTCGCCATGTCGGTGATGTTTACGCCAACCTTCTTGGCGTAATCAACTTCGCCTCACAGGACATCTACAAGACCACTCAGCGTGGCGCTGGCAACTGGATGCTTTGTGCTCCTGCCGTCGCTACTCTGCTTGAGACTGCCTCCAGACTAACTGGTGGTATCGAGTCTTCTGATGCTCCTACTAACTTCGGTCCTGGCACTATTCAGTTCCGTGGTAAGTTCATGGGTCGTTATGATCTCTTCGTAGATCCTCTCTACCCTGAGGGCGAAATTCTCATGGGCTACAAGGGTTCTGGCCCAATGGATGCTGGTCTTATCTATGCACCTTACATTCCATTCCAGGCTCTACCCACCATCACTGACCCTGAGAGCTTCCAGCCCAGAAAGGGTATCCTTACCCGTTATGGCAAGGCAGTTGTTAACCCTGCCTCTAGATTCTATCGCGTGATCCGCCTCGTTGGTGCTGGCGGTCTTTACGATCCCTACGGGAATGTCTGATAGACCATAACCTATAAGCGCCCACTCCTCAAAAACTGGGGGGTGGGTGCTTTTTTATTTAAATAGACTATATATACATATGAAGTACAAGTATAGATGTATATCTAGGTTTCCTCTACTTCTGGACATTGATGGTAAACTTATTACCATTAGACCTAATCAGGTGATTGAATCAGATGTTGAACTAGGTTATGATCTTTTAAAAGAAATAGTAGAAAAGAAGCCTAGTCCTGAGAAACCTAAGAAGATTACCTCCAAGGAGATAAAGAATGGCAACAATAGTAGTTCCTAATGTCACAGGTTATGGAAACAGTTTTTCAAATGTCGCCAGCCAAAGTGTAGGTGATCACAAATCTCCAGATACTAAAGAGATAGATCTTGATAACCTTAACAAAACAAGACAGTCTGACATTGTAGAATTCACTGAATTCGAGCAGCAGATTAGGGACTATATTCTAGCAAGTTTAGGCCACCCTGTAGTTAGGGTAGAGCTTAATGACCATCAGTTAAAGCTTTGCGTAGACGAGGCGATAACTGAATTAGATTATCACTCACCTCAACTCACTAGACAGTACGCAGTATTCCATACTACTGGAGGTTATAACCTTTATCAACTTCCTCAGTACATTCTTAGAAACTTAGTCTATGTGACCTTTAAGAAAACATTACTCAGCATCCAGTCCCAGGCTGGTACACTAGAGTTTGATTTCTTCATCAAGTATTTCCAAGACAACTATCTATTTGATAACTTCACCATCGGTGATTACTACTTATTACAATCTACGCTAGAGACGACCAGAAGAGTTCTAGGGCAAGACGGTGGATGGGATGTTATAGATGGTCAATATCTACAGCTATACCCAGTGCCTGCTGTTGGTGATGTGGCTATTGTCGAGTACAGAGCTATGAACTCAATGACCATGACACCCAAGATGAGAAACTGGATACAGAAATACGCTTCTGCCTGTGCCACATCTTTACTCGGTCAAGTTAGAAGTAAGTTTAAGATTGTTCCTGGGCCAGGAGGAGGCACCCAACTTAATGGAGAGGCTCTTCTAAAGCAGGGAGAGGATATGAAAAAGCTACTTAAAGAGGAGCTTATCAATGAGGTTGAAGAACCTCCCATGTTCACCACAGGCTGATGGCAAAGAGATTCAAAGTTAATAGGCAGATGCAGGACCTTCCTAAGTTGGAAGGAGGAACTCCGTTATCATTTTACGATCCTAGCAACCCTGATGTTAACTTATTCAATCTCGTAGACGATGAGATTATAAGAATCTCAGGATCTCCCATACAGTATTTCAAGCAGCTAGTTAACGAGGATTATGATGATGTCTATCTTGAGTCCACAAGAAAAGCCGTAGTCTCAGAACCTCTATTAGTTCATGGGTACTACGAGCCTTCTGTAGTTGAGGAGGTTCTTTCCAAGTTCGGTATAGAACTTACTAATGACCAGCAGTTTGTATTTAACAAATCGTATATTGAGTCCGTAATCGGGAGAACTCCTGAGCCAGGGGATCAACTCAAACCTCAGTTCCAGAATCAAAAGTACGAAGTAAGTGAGGTTCAAGAAGACAGCTTTGAGATGTATGGTGTTTACCATGTGGTATGCACAGCCAAGCTCCTTCGTGATGATATTGAAACTCTCAACCAAGAGGTTTCAGATATAGCCGACAGTCCTGGGGGGTACATAGACATTGATTAGTGATAGAGATAGAAATTATTTCCTTGATAGAATGGCTGAGTATAGTGAGAGTCCTTCTATAAAATCATCTTACTATAAGGAGCTTTTACGAAGCCTTTTATCAGACATAAAACTTTCCTATATTGATGACCAAGGAGATCACAAAATTCTTAAGTTGCATCACGGTAAACAGGAACGCATGGTAGCAAAGAAGTTCCAAGAGAATAACATAATCCTACCTTACGCTACAATTTATCAGAATGGTATAGAAGAGGACACTAAAAGAAGAAGAACAGGAGATACGCTTGTATACTCTACAGTTTGGGATGAGGATGAACAAAGAGCTAAAAGAGTTGTAAGCATAGCCGATGTTCCTGTAAAGGCAAAGTACAGCCTTAATGTATGGTCTAAGTATATCTCACATATAGATCAGATCTCCAGCAGATTGAGATCTTATTTCAATCCCAATCTCAATCTTAGATTAAAAAATAATTTAATAGCTGTCTCTTTTTTATCTGCTGAGGAGGATGAGTCCAAGATCGAGGTTAACGATAAAGAAGATAGACTGATCAGGAAAAACTTCACTATAGAGGTCCAAGGTTATATCCCATCTCCCAAGTTCCTTCTTACAAATACAGGAAAGATTGAGAGGGTAATACAAAATATCGAAATAACCGAATAAAAATAAAAAAAACAGACACGAAAATAGCTAACTAAGATAGGAGAAAACAATGAAAATAATCACTAACCATTCTCTACAAGGTTTTGAGATCTTCCTTAAGCAAGGTCATACTGCGCTTAAGAGTATCCATCTCTTACCTAGACAATCAATCGTGGTTCCTGAATCTGCCATCAGTGAGCAGATTCTTTCCATGAGCAAAAGAAAGATTCTTAAAATTAAAAACGCCTGAGGAGTAAATTATGCCCACTTATGTAAGCCCTGGAGTATATGTTGTTGAGAAAGATATCAGTCAGTACCCTGCTGCTATCAACCCTAGCGTTGTTGGTATCGTAGGTTTTGCTGAAAGAGGACCTGTTGACAAGGCAACCCTTATCACTAACGGTGAAAGACTTGTCTCCACTTTCGGTGAGCCCAAAGAGGCCATCATCGGTCAAGCACTTGAGGGTGCCCTAGAAGTTCTAGAGACGACTAACTCTCTCTATTTCGTTCGCTGTGCATCTACTAGTGCTATTGATGCTTCTGCCATAGTAGGTCTTGGTGCCTGCCCTATGGTGACTCTATCAAGCACTCTAGGAACCGAATTCTCAGCTACATTAACCTACAATGTTGTAGACGCTTTAGGCGTACAGAAGTTTAGTTCAAACAAAACATTCACCATCACCACAGGACACGCTACTACTTTGGATGCTCTTAGCGGCTTAGGTGGTGCGATCACCGATGGTTCAAAGATCGCAGTGCAGCCACACCCAACTGAGGCCAGTGCCGTAATCCTAGGAGGATTTGCTGGAAGTAGTGCTGCTATTTTCCTAAGTGCAGGTGCTTCTAATATAGGCCCCACACTATTCCATCAAACAGCTACTGGTACTACCTCAGGTACTGCTGTTTCTGGTGGTTGGTTCTGTGGAGCCTCCTTTGATAAGACTGGCTCTACCTCAGTTGCATACCTCATCCAGAGCTTGTACCCTGGTGCTGGATACAACTACAAGCAAAGTGCTACTGGTATAATTAAAGGACTTACCGTAGATGTCACTACTGGTGGTGGTACTAAAACTTCTGTAAATGTAAACGACAATGGAAATACAGAAGAAACCTTTGTTGTTGAGTTTGCTGATGGAGATTACTACATCGAAGAGCAGATCAACACTGGTGAAGAAGGAGCTACCTCCAACCTTATTAAAGCTAACATCGTTAGCGGAACTGCTCTCACTGATCTAGCTATTGGTCAAGAGGATGTAGTGTTTAGCTCAACTCTTGCAACCGTCCTTGGCGGTGGTGCTGCGAACATTACTGGTAGACTTGGTGGAGTCTCTGCAACGCTTAACCTAACAGCAGGTCCATCCATTACCAACGCCTCTCAGTTCCCCTTCGTGAAGCTTGTTCAGGAGAACGGTATCCAGTTCGCTGGTGGTACTAACGGCATCCCTGAGTCTACTGACAGTGATAACATTAACGACATCATCGTCGGTGAGTCTACTGCAACTGGTAAGACTGGTATGCAGGTTCTAGACAACGACCTTCTGAACCTTAGCATGGCTGCTGTTCCTGGCATTACCAACCAAGCCGTACAGAACGCTCTAATAACTCTTGCAGAGCAGACTCAGGAGTTCCTAGCAGTTGTTGCTCCTCCTTACGCTATAGGCGGTGCTCAAGCAGCTATCGACTGGTCAAACGGTCTAGATGAAACTAGAACTGCTGCAATCAACTCAAGCTACGCAGCAATCTACTGGCCTTGGGTTAAGGTTTTCAGCACCTTTGATGGTGTTGATCGCTGGTATGATCCAAGCATCTTTGCCCTACGCCAGATGGCCTACACTGACGCAGTATCTGAGTCTTGGTTCGCACCAGCAGGTTTCGTAAGAGGTCGCCTCACTAAGCCTACTGAGACTGAGATTGGTCTTGGTCAAGGTGATCGTGATGCCATGTACAGCGGTGGTAATGTTATCAACCCAATCGTTAACTTCCCACAGCAAGGCATCACTATCTTCGGGCAAAGGACTGCTCAAAGAAACCCCTCTGCTCTTGACAGAATCAATGTCCGTCGAATGATGCTCATCATTAGAAAGACTATCCTTGCTTCTACAAGACAGTTCGCTTTCGAGCCTAACGATCCACTCACTTGGACTTCTGTTAGGGACCTTACTGTGGGTCTTCTAGATCCAATCCTCAAGGGTAGAGGAATCACTGAGTTCTCAGTGGTATGTGACCAAACTACCAACACTCCAAGCAGAATTGAAAGGGGTGAACTTTGGTGCAAGGTTTCAATAAGACCCACAAAGACTGCGGAGATTATAGTCTTCGAGCTTAACTTAGTAAACCAGAGCGCAAGCATCTGATAAGGAGATAATACCATGGCTGAACAACCAATTTATTCAGAACAAATAGAAAGAAGTCTTATAAACAAGGGCCTGAATCAACTTCCTACAATTTCTACAGACCTAGACTCTGTAAGAAGTTATCAATGGGAAGTGCAGATTTTCCCACCTCAGTTAGCTGGTGTTCCTACCGCTAGTTTCAAAGAAGGTTTCCATCTTGGTGCAAAGCAAGTTCAAGGGTTAGGATACTCTCTTAAGGATATTGAAGTTCATAGAGTGAACGATAAGGTATTCTACCCTGGTAAGGTTGAACAGGAAGAAGTGACAGTCACTTTCGATAACCTTCTTAAGTATCCTTTAACTTCAGACTTGTTCAAGTATCTTAACAACGCATACAACATGCAGACAGGTTTCTACCAAGATGCTAATGCAATAAAAGGATCTATGGTTATCCTTGAATATGATGGTGCTGGCAATGTTATAAACCAAATTGAACTCAAGGGTGTTTATCCTAGATCATACATGAAGGCTGATAAGAACTACGCTCAATCTGAGTTTGATACCATTGAAGTTAAGTTCAGATACGACTTCATGAATGTTGTCAGTGCAGTTGACGGTCTACTAGGAAACGACTGATACTACTACAAGTAATAAAAGCCCAACCCAGCATACAGTTGGGTTGGGCTTTTTCTATATAATAATATAATGAAGTTCGCCAAGTTATTACTAGAGAGCTACTCAAGACTTTACGAGAAAGCAACCTCTAACCAAGGAGGTGTTCAAAAACTGTTGAACATCGCTATGTCTATCACTCAACCTGGACAAACTATAACCCAGACAGGTTATAGTAAAGATAAGGGACAAACCTCAGGTGAAGTAGGACGAAGTGAAAATGGACCTTACCTTAAAGGCGGGCCGTTTGGAAATCAGACAGTTTCCTTAATGGCCGCTACACCTGAGCAGCAGACAGCTATTGATAACTGGTTAGGAGGCGACTTGGTAGACTCACTATACACAAATCAATCCTTCACACAACAACAACCTGAGATTGATTTATTTAGTAATAATGCCTTAGTTCAAGGGATGAAAGGTAAGAAGAAAGAAGAGAACATAGATAGGATCAGGAAAGTAGAAGAAACATTCCCAGGCTATCTACAGACTATCACGAACTTCTTTGATAATGTAAAGGAAGGTATTGCTGAACGATATGGAAAGCCTGTCATGGTTGATGGTAAGTATACCACACCTATAACAGAAAGCACTCTGATATCAAAGTTGATTGGAGGTAGGACAGAAGGCTCCGTCACTCACAACATAGAGCAAGAGATAGGTTCTGGAACTGTAAGGCGTGAAAGCAAGAGTGAAGGTAAAGTTTTATTTGCTAGAGATACTACAGACCTTGAAGCTATACAAGGAGTAATGGATACTTTTGATAGGCTGGGTGAGGCTTACAAAAAGATGACGACTTGTGATGCTACTGACGATGATTTTAAGTTTATCAGAGAGAATATAAGAAAAGATACAAAGACCAATGCTTATTTCTATAAGGATCCCACCTCCAATAATAACTTTGGAATGGCACTCTCATTAGCAGACCAAAACATTATGAATCTTGTAGGTGAAGATTACAATAAAAGAGTGGACGAGTGTGATAATATAGAAGATAAAGAGGCTGCTAAGATACCCACCATGGAGATAGCACCTGTAGTCACTGAAGGTGGTGGAAACTACAGCAACATTGTCAAAGAAGCTTCCGAGCGAATTGTGGTCGTAGCTCACTTAGCAGCCACGGGTCGCGCTAAGGAGGCTGGTGCGCTTATGTCTGGAATCATATCTGATTTTGGAAAGAATGTATTCATAGCACTAAATGCCAAACGCCGTGCTGATAAAGGGCAGCATGTGGTTGATGAAGGATACTCGGAGATCTTTGATCATTTAGATTTTATGGGTGTAGAAACAGCAGATGATATTCGTAAGGCTGCCAAGGAACATTTCCTTCCATACTTCTCTGAGATTTATGACGACATGAAAGAACTGAATGCCTCTTATGTGACGCGAGTAGGAGGTGGTTCTGTAGGATCAGGTGACAAAACTGATGTGGACTATGTATGGAAAGAGAAACCAGACTTATCCAAGACAGACTTCTCAGATGCAAAAACCGTAGAAGTCAAATTTGAAGATTTAGATCCTGCTACACAGAGAGACATTCGTAGATCAGGTGATCCTATACAGGAGACATATCACAGACTAGACGACAGCTTGAAGTATTATGGAAAGGAGGGTGATGTTAAGACAGGTG